GCCCGTTGCTCCGGTTCATGAACTGGCTGGCGACAAAGAACTCGACGACGACCGACACGCTACGACCACAGTCTTACCTCTACTGGGGCGGGGACTATGGCGTGCCCATCGAGGTATGTGTCGCGCTGGCCAACAAGCTCGGTTGCGATATGTGGTATTGCATCCCCCACCAAGCCACAGACGCAGCAGTCACAGCAGCAGCGACGAAGCTCCTGGATTGTGACGGCACGGTATACGTCGAATACAGCAATGAAACCTGGAACGGAGTCTTCCAGCAGACAACGTATGTCGGCGACCAGGGTGCTCTGATCTGGCCCGCGGAGTCGGTAACAATCCAGCGACTATGGTATACGATCCGCCGCAGTCGTGAGTGTTGGGCGCTTATGCACACTGCGGGATTGACGCAGGGCACCAAGATGCAGCGCGTGCTGGCATCTCAGGCAGCCAATAGCTGGTTGTGCGACCAGATGATGCTGGCCGAGAGCAGCGCCGCTGTGGGGGTCGTTGACATCCTGTCGATTGCGCCTTACTTCGGTGGTGCAACGTCAAGCGCACAGAGCGCGTGGCATCAAACTAGAACGACGGAGCAATTCTTCAGTGACTACACCGCAGCCGACTCGACGGAAGTCAACGGGGTAGCGAAGGCGATCGAGGTATCGCTCGGCTACGTCCAAAGCCACATTGATCTAGGCTACGGGCTGCCGATCGTTCTCTACGAGGGCGGCCAGCACTACGCGCCAGCAGTCGCTAGCGATGCTGCACTGCGAGCGTATCTGCTGACGATGCAGAACGTCCCCGAGATGGGGTCTGCGTATGCGACATACCTCCAGGGCCTAGAAGACCTAGGAGTCCAGGGGTTCTGCGTCTTCACGCTCGACCAACCACGAGGCAACGGCAAGGACGGTGACTTCGGGCACCTTCCGTTCGGCACGTTCTCTCCCGAACCGTTGACGCAGTATGTCAAATACGCAGCGGTGCTGGACTACATCGGGGCATCAGTGACGTTGTTCGCTGGGCACGGCGAGTTCGCGACAACGTTCCATCCAGCGGCGCTGGCCGTCAGTTCTGGCGCCGTCGTCTCTGGTTCCGGGGCGCAGCGCCTCTCACTTGGCATCGGCATCGGTATCTAACCCATGACAACATTCCAGAAGTTCTATCAGTTCGTCGAAGACAAGGCGCACGGCGTCCACAATCTCTCGGTAGGCGGGCACACGCTCAAGGTCGCACTAAGCAACGTCTCGCCAGTGGTCACAGACAGCGTGCTCGCCGACATCACAGAGATTGCAGCAGGCAACGGCTACACCGCAGGCGGCGAGACCATCACGGTTTCGAGCAGCGCGCAGACCAGCGGTGTATACAAGCTCGTCCTGGCGGACGTAGTGTTCACATCTGCTAGCGCGGGTATGGCTGACTTCCGCTATGCCATCGTTTACAACGCCACGGCTACCGACGGCCCGCTTATCGGTTTCTTCGACTATGGCAGCACGGTCTCGCTCCCGGTTGGCGAGACTTTCACCGTAGACTTTGACGCGACAACGGGCGCGATAACCGACGTTTAGCCGTGCGCATCGCCCTAGCAAACCATGGCGCGCACCCGTTCGTTGGATGGGTCCGCCGCAACATCGACTGGATGCCGCCGCACAAGGCTGGCCAGGTCGAAGGCGCCAGGTATGTCCTGGGCAACAGCACCGGCAAAGACACTCGGGCCATCCACGTCCACGTTGAGCTACAGCCGGGCGAGCGCAGGTCGCTGGACATGACCGAGTCGCGCCCGTGGGACTGGGCGCCGGAACCGCCCAACGGCATGAGCTGGTTCGGCGGGCCGATCAAGCTCAACGGGCTGACGCTGCCGGTGCTCGACATCAAGACGGACGGCCCAGCATACGTCGCCCACATGCGCCTGCGGCACGGCGAGATGGTCTCGGAAGTCTGGTTGACGCAATACCCCGGCCAGCCATGGGCAGAGGGTCGCATCCTGACGGTCCACAGCACGCCGCGAACCGACAAGCTGCTCACGCAAGCCCCAGCCATCAAGTTGGAGTTTGGCAACGGCATCGTCTACGTCGAGGGGCGAGAGATCTGGCAACCGCTCGCAGACGCCAAGCCGGTAGCTGATGGGCAAGGCAACGCGCTCCCGTTCTCGGTGTTCTGGCCTAGCCACTCGACCGCCAAGCAAGGCGCGAGTTGGAAGATGCAGGCTGGTGGCCTCATCGGATGCGCCGCGCTCCATCGCCTGCTGCCGGACGGCAACCCGCAATACGCTCCAGGCTTCGACCCGATGGCGTGGAGCCGCCAGCACTGGCGTGGCGCAGTCGATCGCCTGCACGACTACGGATACCCGGTCGTCGGCATTGCGCCCACCAGCAGCCAGACAGGCAGCCAGGAGGACCAGCTATTTGTGCGCGGGGAGTCGTTGCTGCCCGGTGGAGCCGGAGCCGAACATGTCGCCTACCTGAGCGCGTGCAAGTATGCCCAGCGCCCGTGCCATCACTACGAGGACAGCGGCGCACCGCTCGACCTGGCCGCGCACCCCGGCATGTTCTTCTGGAGCAGCCGACCGCACCGTCTAAGCCCTGACCGGCTCGGCAAGAAGCGAGACTTGGCCGCATGGGATGCGCCCGGCAACTGGTTCGGCCCAGATCGGGAGCACTGGCTGCTAGGCACGCTCGCCGCAGCTGCCCGCATCTACGGTTGCCCGATGCTCCAAAGGTTGCTCGAGCACCAAGCCACGAGCTTCCTTGCCGGCGAGACCATCGACCGCAGCCTGTCGACATCACACTGCGACGCTGCCCGATCTGTCGGCTATGCGGGCATGGTGGCCGTGCATCTCTACGAGGGGCTGGCGAACCGCGAACTGGCGGACAAGGTGGCCGATCGCTGGGTCGATCGCGTCGAGAAGGTCTACGTGCCGGAGTTGTCCGGGCTGCCTGGTGGCATCTGGGACAGTCGCGCCGATGAGAGCATCACCGCTGACCTTGACGGCTACCAGCGCGGCACCATGTTCTGGCAGCAGTCGCTAGGCGCTTACGGTCTGGACCTGGCCTGCACCATCATCGGCGGCAAGGGTGGCAGAGACCTGGCACTCGCAGCAGCCAAGGCAGTCATCGCCCACGCATGGCGCAAGCAACCCAACGGGCGCTGGATCTTCTGGGACAACGTCGGCTACACGGATGGCACGGTTCTGCCGGCAGCCGAATACGTCGAGGGCAAGGGGGCGCATCGCACCGGATGGTTCGACCACTCGTGGGCGGTCCCCGGCATCGCAACGATCCTTCGCCACGAGCCATACCACGCCGAGGCGCTACAGATCTGGGACCAAGTCGCAAACGGCGGCGGGTCATGGGTTCCGCCAGGCGTCTAGCCGCGCACAACACAACCGAAGCACCAAGCAAACCAACCCCGGAGATACCAATGTCAGGCGTATACGATCAAGCAGGCTCCGCGCAGAAGTTGCGCGAGATCACCCCATCCGACACGACGCTTCTCGACCCGCCAGCAGACGCGCTGCACATCAGCGTTGCGGGCAACGTCAAGATCACCGACCCGAGCGGCTACGAGACCATCGTGCCGAACGTGCCCGCAGGCATCTGGCCGCAGACCTGCATCAAGGTGTGGTCAACGGACACCACGGCGACGGTCACGCACATCTACTACAAGCACCGCTAGGAGGCCGCATGGCCTACCAAGACCAGGAGCCGCAGCAGTTCTCGATCTTCGAGGTCGACTGCATCGTTACGCCACTGCAAGCCAACGAGGCTTGGGAATCCATCTGCGAGACTATCGACGGGCTGCGCTACCACGTGGTAGAGCTGCTACTCGACAAGCTGCACATGGACGCCAGCAACAAGGAAGTCTTGGACTATGCAGAGTCGATTTGCTGCGAACACGCCACGCTGCGAGTCCGGCTGGCTGCTGCGACGCGGGCCAAGCTGGCTGATATGGGGGTGCTTGCTTGATAGCCAAACAGATCGAGCACCTGTCGGTTCCTATAGCCGACTTGACGCCGGACCCGGCCAACGCACGCAAGCACGGGCAGAAGAACCTAGACGCCATCAAGGCATCGCTGCACAAGTTCGGGCAACGCAAGCCGATCGTGGTGCAGAGCGAGGGGATGATTGTCCGCGCTGGTAACGGCACGCTAGAGGCCGCCAAGGCGCTTGGATGGACTCACCTGGCGGCAGTCGTCATCGACGAGGACAACGCCACCGCATCGCAGTTCGCCATCGCCGACAATCGAACGGGCGAGCTAGCGGAATGGGACGACGAGACGCTTGCTAGCCTGCTCGACGGCATGGACGACGAGACGCGCAACTCGCTGGCGTTTGACGAGAAGGACATGCGCCAGTTGATGTCAGGGCTGGAGCCTACCGACATCGTCGAGGATGAGGCACCGCCTGTTCCTGATGAGCCTGTGACGAAGCCTGGCGACCTGTGGCTGCTTGGCGAGCATCGGTTGCTTTGTGGTGATTCTGCCAAAGCGGAGGATGTTGGCAGGCTGATGGCTGGTGGTGTTGCATCGCTAGTGTTCACCGATCCTCCATATGGGATCAGCTACCAGTCGAACATGCGCACGAAGTCTGCCAAGTTCGCCGTCATTGATGGAGATGATGCGATCGCTACGGAGTGGGTTGCGCCAGCCATGTCTCATAGCAGCGGATGGGTGTTTATCTGGACGACTTGGAGGGTGCTAACAGAGTGGACCGAAGCCGTAAGCCAGATTGGCGACATGAGCAACTTGGTAGTGTGGCACAAAGGCGGAGGAGGCATTGGCGACCTAAAGCGAACTTTCTCGACTGATTACGAGGTGGCGATGGTTTTCCATCGTGGATCAGAGTTGTGCGGCAAGCGCATCGGCAGCGTATGGTCATTCGGCAAGGACGCTGCGGCGAGATATGTTCACCCAACGCAAAAGCCAGTTGCCTTGGCTGCCGAGGCAATCGAGAAGACAACCAGAGGCGCGGCGCTGGTCCTAGACGTATTCCTCGGATCCGGCACCACGCTGATCGCCGCCGAACAACTGGGCCGAAAGTGCTACGGCATGGAGATCAGCCCCGCATACTGCGACGTGATCGTCAAGCGGTGGGAGAACCTAACAGGCAAGCAGGCGGTGCGTGGCTAGTAAGCGCAAAGCGAAGAAGAAGCCCGCCAAGGTGGGCCGACCGCGCACCGAGATGACGGACGAGAACATCGACGCCATCCTTCGCACCGTGGCGCTTGGAGTGTGGCCGGATCGCGCTGCACAGATGCACGGCGTGAGCGCAGATGCGATGCGTATGCACAAGATGCGCAACCCTGACTTTGTTACGGCCCTAGAAAAGGCAGAAGCGCAGGCGGAAAGTGGATTCCACGGCAAGATCCTCCGACACACCGAAAAGCACTGGACCGCCGCCGCATGGATGCTCGAACGACGCTGGCCTGATAGGTGGGCCAAACGTGAGCCAGCATCCGAAGATGTCGACAACATCGAGCCAGATCCGAGGTTCGAGTAATTGACCGCTATAGCCACACCGCCTAGCCAGGACTTCTGGCGCATGGATGAGCCGGAGCTGGACGCATCTGGCGCCGTCGTGCGCGGTGGCATGTGGGAGCATCAGCGCAAGTGGTGGGACATGCCCAACTTCATCAAGGCGCTAGTGACGGGCTACGGCGGCGGCAAGACGATGACGCTGGGCAAGCGCACCATCTACACCGCTCTGCGCAATTCGCCTGTCCCCGTGATGACGGTGTCGCCGACCTACCCGATGGCAGAGGCCACGGTAGTCGAGACGATCAACGAACTTCTCGATGGGAGATGCAGTGGCGAGAAGTATATGCGCTTCCGGCTGCTCAAGAAGACGCCATACACGTTCAACATCACGAACCGTCGAGCAGTCGCAACCATCAAGTGCTACAGCGGCGAGAAGCCAGCTAGGCTCAAAGGGCCGAACATGGCAGCCGCATACATCGACGAGCCGTTCATCCAGCACGAGGACGTTTACAAGCAGGTGATTGCCCGCGTCCGGCATCCACTGGCCAAGCTGCGCGAGATCGGCTTGACGGGCACACCGGAAGGCGTGGTTGGTTGGGGATATGAGTTGTGCGAGGGCGAGAAGGGTGTCAAGCAAAACGTGGGCTTCGTGCAGGCCAGCACCGACGCCAATCGTGCGCTGTCCCCTGACTACGTCGCACGCATGGAGGCTGCCTACGACCCCGAGGCATTGAAGGCGTACCGCCATGGCCTGTTCGTCAACATGTCTCAGGGGCGTGTGTATCACAGCTTCGACTCGACCATCCATGTCGTTGACTGCCCGATGCCAGCCCATGCAGAGCTTTGCGTCGGGATGGACTTCAACGTCGATCCGATGGCGTATCTGGTGTTCTGGCGAAGCGGTGACCGCATCCACTTCGTCGCCGAGTATGAGAAGTTCGACAGCGACGCCGAGGAGTGCGCGCAAGACATCCGCAACGATCATCCTAGCGTTCGCAAGATCTACCCAGATGCCAGCGGTGCGCAGCGATCGCACGCCGGAAACAAGGGCATGTCCGCCCATGCGTATCTACGCAAAGCAGGGTTCTCGCTGCAATGTCGGCCATCCAACCCAGCCATTGTGGACCGCATCAACGCTGTCAACGGCGGGCTTCGTAACGGCAAGGTGACCATCTCGCCAGAGTGCCGGAAGCTGCGCAGCTACTTGCTAGCGAACACGCACAAGGACAGCCACAAGCAATCGCAGAAGGCTATGGGCCACCTGTTGGACGCCTTTGGCTACCCGATCGCCTATCTGTTCCCCGTCGACCGAGTGGCCGCACGGCTATTGGAGTTCCGTCAATGATTCAGTCTCACGAAGCATATCGGGCATTGATCCCGCTCTGGACCAAGGTCCGCGATGTCGTTGCAGGCGAAGAGGTCGTCAAGTCTGCTACCACCACATACCTGCCACGCCTAGCATCGCAGGAGGCTGGCGACCGATACGCGCAGGAGAGTTACGAGAACTACATCACGCGGGCGAGCTTCTACGGTGCCGCCAGTCGCACGGTGCAGGGTCTTGTGGGCGCTGTCATGCGGAAGGATCCCAGTATCGAGGGCGTGCCAGATGCTGACCTGACCGACATCAAGGACGCGCTCGGCATCAACTACGAGGGCGCCAAGGCGCTGACGATGTCGCAGGTCGAGGACGCTGTGACCGTTGGCCGATACGCGCTGATGGTCGACAAGGGGGCGGATCCCGAAGGGCGTCCCTACGTCGTGCAGTTCCCTGCGGAGGATGTTCGACACTGGGCCGAGGAAGAGATCGACGGGCGCCGCACGCTGACCCGCGTCGCGATCGCGCAGACCTACGAGGAGCAGGATCCCGACGACAAGATGGGGTTGGCGGTCAAGGAATACCCGCAGCTGCTGATCCTTCGGCTGGGCATGATCCCCGAGCACTGGGAAGGCGTTGCAGGGTTCGAGGGCTTTGCGGGAGCGCCCACGGATCAGCCGATCTACTGGCAGGAGATCTGGCGCGAAGAGGAGGGCAAGCCGGGCAAGGTCGCATCGAGCTACGGCGACTTCCCGCACGAGATCAAAGTGCCGACCAAGAACGGCGGACGCTTCTGGAACGAGATCCCCTGCGACATCGTCAACGCGCTCGGTGGCATCACAGCCAAAAACGAAAATCCGCCGATGCTCGCGCTGGCCAACTGCGTCTTGGCGCACTACCGAGGCGCTGCCGACCTGGAGTGGGGCCGCCACCTGACCGCGATCCCGCAACCATGGATGTCTGGCTTCGAGGCGCCCGAGGGTGCGCAGTTCGTCATCGGGTGCGGATACGCATGGGCTACGTCGCAGACCGGCGCCAACGTGCAGTACCTGGAGTTCTCCGGCGCTGGCCTGAACCACCTAGCCGAAGGACAGCGCGACAAGGAGCGGCAAGCAGCAGTCCTTGGTGCAAGGATGCTAGAGGAGCAGCCGAACCAGGCCGAGGCTATGGGCACCGTGCGGCTGCGACAGTCAGGCGACCGCAGCATCCTGGCGACCATCGCGCACAACGTCAGTGAGGCGATGACGCGAGCGATCCAACGCTACCTGTCGTGGCAGTATCCTTCGTTCGAGAGCACCGACCAACTGGCAGCCGTGCGCTACGAACTGGCCACGGACTTCGACAGCAGCCGCATGGACCCGGCCGAGCTGGCTTCGCTGACCCAGTCGTTGCAGGAGGGCGCCATCAGTTGGGAGACCTACAGCTACAACCTGCGGCGCGGCGAGATGCTGCAACCAGGCGTCACCGACGACGAAGAGCGCGACCGCATCCGCAAGGGTGCCATGATCCAGAAGCCGGATGCGATCGCTGCCATGTTGCAGGCTGACGTGGGTATGGGGCGCATCAGCACCGCGACATACCTGGAGCAGATCCAGATGCTCGGGATGCTCGAGGGCGTCGACCTGGCTGCCGAAGCCGACAAGGTCTACGAGCAGAAGGTGGTGGCGTCCGAGTTGCAGATGATGGCATTCCAGCAGGCTGGTGCGAACCTCGGCGGTGCTCCGATGCAGGCATCCGGTGACGGTGGAGCGTTCGGCGCAGGCGTTCCGATGGGCGACGACGAGGATGCCGCGATCGAAGAGGATCCCGAGGCGGAGCCTGTCGAGGATGCCGAGGAAGATCCCGTCGAGGATGAAGATGAGGAGGAAGCCGCACAGTGACCGGCATCCCCGGACAACTGTCAGCGGCAAACCGCGCCGACATCCGCGCCAAGCTGCGGCAAAGCGCGGGCGAGTTCCTGCAACGGTTCTACCGGCATGACGTGCTGGTGGCGCGCGCGGTGCGCGGCATCCAGATCGAGGCTGCGCAGCGGTTCCGCATGGAAGTTGCCGAGCCGCTGATCCGCGCCATTGCCGGTGGGCTGGCAGGATTCGACCCACGCGGACAGGACGTTACCCCGGCCAACTTCCCCGAGCTGGCCCAGATCATCCGCGAGGCGGAGGCCATCATCGAGCAGGGCGTCGCCAGCGTTCGTCTGCTGACCGAGCAACGGATGCGAGACATCGGACAGGGCGAGGTCGACTTCGTGGCGGAGAACGCAGCCAAGACGCTTGGCGAGCCTGTCCCGACCACACCAGCAGGCCAGGAGGTCCGGCGCCCGTGGCTTGGCGACGACACCGAGCGATGGTTTCGCAAGATGCTGGTGCAGCCGACCGGCGATGCAGTCCGGCAACGGATCACGCAAGGAATGCAGCAGGGCCAGACGGTGGACCAGATCGTCGGCAGCATCCGTGGGACGCGGACACAGGCCGGTGTTCTGGACGCGAGCACTCAGGCAGTCGGCACGCTGGTTCGCACTGCGGCCACGTCAGCCAGCGCGCAGGCTCGCGGCGAGACGTTCCAGGAGTTGGGCGTCACGCATTGGCGGTTCCTGGCCACTCTGGACAGCAAGACCACGGTGCAGTGCGCGGCCAATGACGGAAAGTCGTTCCTGGTTGGCGAAGGGCCGATGCCCCCTCTGCACCCCAACTGCCGATCTGTGGCAGTCCCCGACTTCCGTGGCAAGCCGATCGGCACCCGCGCCAGTATCGACGGGCAGGTGCCTGCCGCTACCGACTACGAGTCATGGCTGGCCACGCAGTCGATCAGCGAGCAAAACACGGTGCTCGGCAAGACCAAGGCGGAGGCATGGCGAGCAGGCAAGATCACGCTAAAGCAGATGCTCGGGCGCGATCTCCAGCCGCTCACGTTGGCGGAACTGCGGCGGTTGGATAGGATCTAGGGGCATGACCGAGTTTAACGGGAACAGCGCATCTATGTCTGACGGTGATCCGGTCAGCGGACTCGGGACAGGCAAAGGTCAAGCGCATGACGTTCACGCGCTCTGTTGGATCCCGGTTTCTGTGAGGCTTCCCGAGGAATGCTGCGACGTACTCGTTATGCTCGATATCGGGAGCATGGCCGTGACAAGTCGTGACGAGGATGGAGGCTGGGACACCACAGACATATACCCTGCCAGTAGTTGCTACGTCACCCACTGGATGCCGCTGCCGCCGCCTCCGAAGCCATGAGCATCCACACCGCCAAACTCATCGAGATCACCGAGCGATTCATCGTCGATTGGCGAAGCCGCGATGACGGATCACCATTCGGCCGCCCGGCGGAGCCAGAGGAATACTTCCGACCCGTCACGATCGAGGAATGCGACTATCCAGTCGCTGCGGATGTCTTCGCAGTATGGGATCGCAAGGGGCGTCGGCCGTTCGTGGAACTTCGCACAGGGCTAGGAATGGGCGCGGCGTCATCCGTGATCAGCTTTCCAAGGACCGATGCAGAAGACGCCGAATGGTGCAGCTTCGCATTCGTGCTATGGCCTGAAGGTGATCGTTACGGTGTCACGGTGGCGTTCGCAACTGGCGAGCAACCACAAGGCTGGGGGGAGCAATCCGCGCAGTGACCGACCCCAACGAGTTCGCCCAATGCCTGCCATCAGAGCACCTGCGCACGCTGGCCGCGCTGATGCAGCAGCAGGGCATCGAGATCACATTCGCCACCGACGAGACGCACGGCGGCAGTCCATACACCGTGATCGTGGTCCAAGGTCAGCACACACAACAAGCACACGACTTGGCTACCGCATTCGAGGAACTGATCTCGAAGTGGCGCCAGGCACAACAGAACGAGGCCGAGAGGGGCTGATATATGACGGACACAGAAGAGCAAGTCGCCGACTCGGCGCAAACGGCAGAACCACAGCAGCCAGACCTCAGCAGGCAACTGGCATCGCTTAAGGGTCGACTCGACCACATCCAGGCCGAGAAGGCAGCCGAGCGTCAGAAGCGCGAAGAGCTAGAGGCGAAGCTTGCTGCATTCGAAGGCATCGACCCAGAGGCAGCCCCGAAGATGCGCGAGGTGTGGGAGAAAAGCCAAACGGAAGGAGAGCGCAACGAGTCTCTTCGCAAGCAGTTCGAGGCAAACAAGGAGCGCGAGAAGGCTGCGTTGGATGCCGAGCGAAAGGCATGGAATGCCACGAAGGAGAAGGAGTTCTCGCACCTGAGCCAAGCGGCCCTCAAGGATCGCGTGCTCTCCGTTGTCGAGGGCAAGAAGCTCAGGTTGCGCAGCGGGGCGCGGGAAAGCCTGCTCCTGCACGCAGACCGGGTCTTCAAGGTCAACGACACGTTTGACGACCTGACCCCACGCGAGCCGATGCTTGATGACAAGAGCAACGATCTGACGGTTGATTCGTGGGTCGACAAGCTGGTGGCCACGCATCCCTACTTGTTCGAAGGTGGTGAGGGCGGGAGCGCACGGCCTGGCGGTCGCCCAGGCGGCAAGAAGCAATACCGACGCAGCGAGCTATCGGCGGAGCAGAAGATCAAAGCCGTCGAAGAAGTCAGCCGAGGCGAAGCGGAGTGGGTGCAATGAGAATCGAAACCAGAGCATTCCCAGGTGACGCGCAGACGTTCGAGATCAGCGCGCCAAAGGGGGCGCAGGTCATTGATATGCGCATGAACCGTCTCGGCCAGTGCCTTGTCGCTCTCAAGTGCGATGACGAGGCCGATGGCGAAGAAGACATCGGCGTCATGGTCTTAATGGAAGACCAGGGCAATATCGGCGAAGGCATGGCCGAAGAATGGGACCACGTTGGCAACTGGACGTTCCCGAACGGGCGGATAGCTCACGGGTTTCGCCGCCGACCAAAGGCGCCGAAGCGTCGCCGCAGCAACTCGGATACGGTTGACAGGACCGAACCCGAGTAGTAAAAAGCCATCAGCCGCGAGGTTTCGCCCTGGATAAGCCAGGCGCCAAGCGGCCCGCGCACCTGTGCCACTCCGATAAGGACTCGCACAGGATGTTGCCGGTTGTCAGTCTTGCTCTTGTCGCTCACCGCACCGGGATCCGTCCCGCTCCGGTCATCGAATTGAGCAGTTAGCTGATGGTTGGCGCCACCAAGGGGTGGTCTGCGGAAAACGCACCCCTTGGAGACCGGACAGCCAACGATCGCTGCCGGTTCTAGACAATTGGCGAACAACCTCTCCTCGCTTTACGAGGATCTCTTCACGTTGATGCTGAACCCGCTTCGGGCCAACAGCGTCACTCCTCGTCTGCTCACGTCGGAATACTCGGCGCTGTCTGCCCAGAAGGGCCAGAAGATCAGCGTTCCGATGACGCCGTCCATGACGGTCAGCGACGTAACCCCAGGCGTCACTCCTCCAACGCCTCCAGACATGACGCCAACGGCTGTCGATGTCGAGATGGCCAACTGGAAGTACGTCACGTTCCAACTGTCTGATAAGGACAAGTTTGACGTGCGTGAGGGCAACATGCCGAAGGTGCTTTCGAAGGCGATGTCCACGCTCGTGGATGCGATCGACGTGTCGATCCTCACCGCTGGCAGCCAAGGCGCTGGCGCTGCTACCGGAACATCCGGGACCACTCCCTTCGCGTCAGCGATCCTCGCTGTCCAGGCGAACAAGATCCTGAACCGCAACAAGGTAGAGAAGGAAGGCCGCCACGTTCTGTTCGATGCAGACGCGGAAGCCAACCTGATCGCCCTCCCCGAGTTCGCGAACAGCCAGTTTGTTGGTGACTACCAAGCCATGACCAACGGCACCTTCGACGGCAACCGCCGCGTTGGCTCGCAGTGGTGGCAGAACCAGAACATCCCAACCCATACCAAGGGTGTCGGATCTGGCTACGTCACCAATGGCATTCAGGCTGCTGGGGCAACGTCGATCGTGGTCCAGACTGGCACCGGGGCGCTCGTTGCTGGCGACGTGATCTCGTTCGCTGCTGACACGGCGAACAAGTACGTGGTTGCAGAGGCATACACGGGCGGCGCTGGCACGGTCACGATCAATAGCCCCGGCTTGGTGAATGCCATTCCGACCGGCAATGCGATCACGGTCAACAACGACCACGTGGCGAACCTCGCGTTTACCTCGGACTCGATTGCATTCGCATCGCGCCCGCTGCCTGCCAGTGACGCCAATGCGATGACCGACACGCTCGTTGACCCGGTATCTGGATTGGCCGTGCGGCTCGAAACGATGCGCGGATGGATGCAAGACCTGTGGGTTGTCAGCGCGCTCTGGGGCGTCAAGGCAGTTCGCAGCGAAGGCATCGTCAAGATCCTCGGCTAACCCCGAGTGATCTTCCTCGTGACGCGGCTGCCTCATCCGGCCGCGTCGCATTGACTCCAGCGCGAGGCGACCAGTGGCAGCGATCCCGACCATCATCTACCTGGGTAGCGAGACGATCACCGGCACCACTGCCACGGTCACACCGCAGCCAGGATACCCGCTCACGGCGGGGCTGCCGCTGTCGCCTGCGGACCTGTTCCTCACCGGCCTGGGCGATCCCAAGCTGACGCTGGATGTCGGCAACGACTCCACGGCCAAGGTCTGGTGGGATGGCAAGTCTGGCACGCCAGGATCGGAAGGCGCCAACGCGACAACTGGGCAGTTCGTCGTCGCTGCATCGCCATCGCCGACCACTACCACGTTCACCTTGACCGGCGCCGCGTTCGCCGGCGACTTGACCGGCAAGAAGGTCTACTTCGACGAGACATCCAACGCAGCCCTGGCGCCTGCTGGACTCGAGCGAACGATCGCCAGTCATACGGCCACGGCCATCACGATCACGCCTGCGCTGCCGGTTGCCCCGTCTGCCGGCGACGTGATGCACATCGCCACAGGTGCATGGCGCCGATACAACCCAGTGCGCTCTGGCTACAACCCGACGATCGGGCAGAACAAGGGCACGCTGGGTGATAACTGGTTCCAGTCTACCCCTGGCAACTTCGGCCCGTCGATCAAGCTCATGGAGCGGCTCAACGAGCTGTATCCAACGTCGCCCTACTTCCGGGTCTTCAAACAGGCTTTCGATACCGGCATCGCGCAGATGGTTACCGGTGGCACTGCATGGACATCATTCGTAGCCGAGTGGGACAAGGCGGAGTTGGCCTATGACGCGGACACAGCCGACATCAAAGGCATCGTTCTCGACTTCGCCCACGAGGACATCCAACTCGACAACGAGAGTTACTTCGGCCAGCTGTTCCTGGTCCTGACGCAGATCCGAGCCAAGTTCGGAACCACTGTCCCCATCTTCCTCGTCAACCCGCACGCGGAGATCGGCAACGTCTCGCACCTCTACAGCGTAGGTGGCGGCCCATTGGCCGAGACTGTGCGCCAGTGGACGCGGGTCATGGCCAACACCGACCCCGGCGATGGCAGCGACGACTACGTCCGGCTGATTGACGCAAACGCCCTGAACCCGGCATTGCTGACAGACGCGACCGGATACGACGTGCCGTCAGTTCTGACGCATGGCGTGCAGATCGCAAACGCGATCGAGGCTTATCACGCAGCTGCACCGACTGTGGCGCCAGGAACCGGCATCGCCACATACATCATGCTCGGCGACTCGCAAGCAGTCGGGCAGATCGAGTTGAACTTCATCGTCGCGGAAGGGTCGGAAGAGTTGCTTGGCCCGAGTCCTGGCACGGTCAGGCAGGACCAGTGGGTCTACAACGGCGACAACGAGACGATCGAGCTATACGACGTAACTGCCAACGACAACGCCAACGGTGCTCCGGCAAGCGGATACGCTGGACCTAGCTGCACTTTCCTGGCTCGGCTGGCAGAGGAACACCCGAACGGCGTGCTGCTGCTCAAGGTTGCGCAGGGTGGCGCATCACTCACTGTCGAAGGTCAAGACGACATAGGCATCGAGTCGTTTGACATCACGCTCACAGATAGCCTGTGGAGCGACACTAAGACGTGGTGGTCCGAGGTCATCGCCAAGGTCTACTCGCAGCTATCGAGGACGCTAGACGTTCGTGGTGTTGCCGCGCTGCTAGGTGACAACGACGTGATGTCGTCCACCGCCGCTGCGGCATTCGCTACGAAGCTGGCGGATACGGTCGCCGCATGGCGCGAGACGTTCCAGACGCGCTCAGAGGGTTCGCTCTCGGTCGCGATGCAGGAGATCCCGAAGCATGTCGACGAGGGCGGATACAGCACTCGAGGCACGTTTGCGGATCGGTCGACCGTCCGGGCGGCTGTTGCGCAGCTAGCCACGACGGACGCCAAGTTCGCGGTATCTGCGGACACCGGCTTCCGGCTCAAGCGCGACAACATCCACTGGAGCGGCGAGGCCAACTTGCAGATCGGCAGGCAGCTTGCCGAGACGCTGATCGCACTGAACAGCGATGAAGGCGAGACAGATACGACAACGTCGACCCTGTCTAGTTCCGCCGCCTTCACCGTCGAAGCCGGGAGCGGGGCAACGGATGCGAACAGCTACGCCACCGTCGCATTCGGCGATAGCTACTTCGCGACGCGCAGCAACCCGGCAACATGGACGGGAGCTACCACGATCGAGAAGCAGAACGCTTTGCGCGAGGGCACCGCATATCTGGACGATGTCCACGGCGGATCGTGGCGCGGCACTGTCTTGACGCTGACGCAGGCATTGACCTGGCCGCGCATGGGCGCCGTCGACTCTGACAGCAACCTTCAATACAACAGCGACGTAATCCCGCGCCGGCTGCAAGAGGCTTGCGCAGAGCTTGCCATCCGTCACCTGTCCGGCATCAGCCTCCGGCCTGACCTTGCCGCTGGGACTGACAACATCTCGTCGTCGTCGTTCTCGATCGGGCCGATCTCGGTCAGCGAGTCGTTCGCCGGTCAGCAGGGGACACATCCACGCTTCCCGATCGTCGAGAGCAAGCTGCGCGGTCTGCTGTCCTACTCATCGAGCAAGTCGATGGTGAGGATCACCCGGTGACCGCTCTGACCGACAAGCTTGCAACGAAGACGCTTGCCGCAATCACGCGGTTCGGCGCATCGGCAACGCTTGTCGTTCCCAATGGCACATACGAAGCGGGTGAAGTGACCGAAGTTCCGACATCTGTCTCCGTGACGCTTGTGGGGCCAGTCGACGAAGCAAAGCGATATGCAGCGACTGGGGCCGCTACGACTGTCACGGGGACGTTCTACATGGCGGCCAGCGGCTTGGCGGTCGCGCCGAGCAATGGGCACCGAATCGAGTTCGGCGCGCGCACGTTCGCAATCATCGCAACCACGACCTACGAGCTACAGGGCGTTGCGCTGGCCTATCAGGTCGACGTGGGGGAGATCGGCGATGACTGACGCACGAGGCTTCGGCCTGGACATCAGCAAGTGGATCAAGGAGACGGTTCCGGCTCGCGTTGCGGAGGTGCAGCGAACCATCGTCGCCGAGGCGTTGACGTTGATCGTGCAGGCCACGCCGGTAGGCAACCACACCAAGTGGAAGGCCAACATCCTGCGACGGCGCAGGGCGGGCCGAGAAGGTCGCGCAGCAGGTAGTGGAGAGCCGCTTCCGAGGGGCTACGTGGGTGGCCACGCTCGAAAGAACTGGCAGGTGACCATCGGCGCATCAAGCTCCCGGCCGCTGTCAGGCGTAGACGCGAACGGGTCAGAGGCTCTGCGGATCGGCTACGACGTAGCCGCAAGTATCAAGTCTCCAACGATCGCCTACATCGGCAACCCGCTGCCATACATGTTCAGGCTGGAGAACGGGTGGTCCAAGCAGGCGCCGCGAGGCATGGTCGCGCAAGCGGTCGCAGCCATCTCCGCCAAGTATGCGAGGGTGCAGTGAGCTTCGCCGACATCCTGACCGCTGTTCGCAACCGGTTCGATACCGAGGTCGCGACGCCGCAATCTCTGCGGGTCATCCACGACAACGCGCCCGAGCCATCTGGCCGCGTGCAGTCATGGTGCCGCTTCTCGGTGCAGATCGACGGCACGAGCCAAGTCAGCATGGGGCAGGTTCGCCACAGGTCGGTCGGATCGGCAACCGCGCTGTTGTTCTCGCCGATCGCCAAGGGTGACGCGGCCGTGCTCGCTATCGCCGACTTGGTCATCGCAGCATTCCAGGGGCAGCGCATCGCCGACCCCGACATCACCTTTACGCCTTCGCCGTCTGTTCTCGGCGTGGCAGAGCAAGACGAAGCATGGTGCCGGCGCACCGTGCGAATCCCCTTCCGCGCCGACGTGGTGACACCATGAGCGACAGTAACAGGATCAGAGTATCCATCGTTGAGGAGTCAACATTCGGCGTCACGCCAGCGACTCCTGCCTTCCAAGTCCTGGCCACGACGGGCGTCAGCCTGCGCGACCGCATCGGCTATCAGCAGTCGCGGACGATCAACAACGATCGCAACTTGCAGGACATCATCCGCCTGAGCAAGTCTGGTGGTGGTGGCATCCCGATGGAGTTGACCTACTCGCCGACGACCGAGGGGCTGGAGTTGATGATTCGCGGCGCTTTCGCTGCGACAGAGACAGCCGCATTCACTGAGTTGGGAGTCACGACAGTCGCCGGAACCAAGACCATTTCGAAGTCTGGTGCAGAGTTCGTCACTGACGGGATCGAGGTCGGCGACATCGTCAAGACCACCGAGGGGCTGGCCGCAGACCTTGGATACTTCAAGGTCACTGCCGTTGCAGAGGAACTGATCACTGTCGAGGCCGACGCGAACTTCACCGGGGACGCAACCGGCGACATGAGCGTCACTCGCGGCGCACGACTCAAGAACGGCACCACGCAGAAGTACTACACGATCGAGGTTGCATACCTAGATAACCAGAAGGCGCGACTGTTCACGGGCTGTGTCATCGACTCGATGGACCTGACTGTTGCCGACGAGGCGATCACCACCGCGAACTTCTCGATTCAGGCAGCCAGCTCGACGTTCGTCAACTCTGCCGTCTCAACCGACGTGTTCATCACTGGCGCCACCTACACGGACCCAACCGTCGCGCCAGTGCTCGACTCAATCGGCATCCCTGAGATTCGGTCGGGAGGTGCTGCATACGTCGCCAAGTCGATCAACATGGCATTCTCCAACAACGCATCGCCAAGGACTCAGATCGGCGCGCTAGGTGCTCAGTCGATGCGCTTCGGCGAGTTCGGTGCCAGTGGCCGCATCACCGCCTACCTCGAAGACTTCACCGCGTTGGAGGCTTACGCAGGAAACACGTCCACGGACATCTGGTTCGTTGCCGAGGACGAGAACGCCAAGGGCTACTCGCTCTCGCTGCCCCAGGTCAAGTTCTCCGATGCCGGCGCAGATGTCAGTGGCAGCAACACCGACGTGCTGGTCGACCTGGCGGCCACGGCCATCAAAGACCCAGTCGAGCTATGCACCGCCCGCTTGCAGAGGTGGGATTGATGCTTGAGCTTTCAGGCATCAAGGTGGACACGCAGAAGCTCGACAAGGGCGCGTGGTGGGTCGTTCGCATGGAAGGCGGGGAACTGATCGGCAACCCCGTCGACAAGCCGAAGGACGACGACGCGGCCCTGCTGATCGTCCCAAGCGGCTACGCATTCGAGCGGCAGTCGGAGCGTGAGCGCGAGCCACACTTGACGAAGCTGCGCGGCGGCGATCTCAGCGACTCCGAGCGTGACTCGTTGATGAACAAGATCACCGGGACAGCGGTTGCGAAGAAGATCCTGCGCGGCTGGCAGAACATCACGGTGAACGGTGAGGCGGTCATCTGGACCGAAGAGAAAGCCACCGAGTTGCTCGTGCAGCGCGAGTGGAAGTTCCTCCTCGACTTCTGCCTTGCGGCAGCCGGCCACCGTCAAGCAACACTCGCAGCGCAGGAGGCGGAAGCAGCGGGAAACTCGTAGACGTTCTGCTGTGGAACCTACGGCACAGCAAGGACGGCAACTTCGCCCGTAGGCGCGCCGAGTGGCTGGCCAAGCGCGGCAAGGCATTCGTCGACATCCCAGATCCGCCAAGACTGTTTGAAGACCTGACACCCATATGGCAAGCATGGAACACACTCCACATGAGCAGACCAGTCGGAATGAGTCCGTCTGGCATTCCGTGGTCGGAGTTGTCCCGCTATGCAGAGGACCACGATCGTCACGGCGAGGAGCGGCTGCGCTTCTGTCGGCTGCTGCATCAACTGGATGTCGTCTGGCTAGCCGAGATGGCGAAGCAAAGGAGCAAGCCTGATGCCAGTTCTGGAGCTGGGAGTGGACGCGAGAGGGATCAGGCAAGGACTGACCGACGCAGACCGGGCACTCGACCAAACCGCGAAGAAGGCGCAGCAGGCTGAGTCATCCGTCAAGCGGATGGGCACCACTGCCCAGGCATCCGGCCACAACCTGTCGGCTGCATTCGCTGCGACCGGCGGCGGCCTGTCGGTCACTCGTGGCCTGGTCAGCATCGGCGACGGCTTCAAGAGTGCGAACCTCGGCATGGCCACGTTCGCTGCATCGCAGGCGCTCCTAGACATCGGGCGCCTGTCTGCGGACATGGCTGCCGTCTCGTCGGCCACAGGCGCGGCAGGCGGCGCGTTCTCGAAGCTGGGCGCCATCATCAAGGCGAACCCGTTGCTGACGATCGCGACCATTCTAGCGGGCGCTGCGACGGCCATGGGGCTATTCGGCAAGGAAACCAAAGAGACCGCCGACGAATGGGATCGACTCGGTAAGGCGATCAAGGACGCAAGGCTCGGCAGCCAGGTGAAGGACTTCCTTGGCATATCGAACAACCGAGGCGGCGAACTGTCGTCGCTCGAGAGCCTGGTCGGCGGCTACCTCAAGCAGCCAGCATACGGAACGACATCAATCAGCGATCTGCGCAAGCAAGCTGGATTGACGCAACCGCAAGTCGAGAGCGCAGCCTTTCGCGGCGGTGCATTCGTCAACTTCGACCCGAGCCAAGGCAGCGCCCAGAAGATTACGAACACGGCAGCGGCAGCCATCCTGCGCCAGATCTACAAGGACATCAGCGCGCAGGTGACCGCGTCTAGCGGGTCCGCACCTGGATCGTCAGTCGCGTTCGGTGGTGGGCTATTCGGCTCGCAGTTCGGTGGATCGCCGAACTTCTACCCTGGACCGCGCAACGCTCAGGACATCGAGAACCAGCGCATTGCGCAGTTCCGGCAGACGCAGCGCCAAGGCGGCTCGCTCGTGTTCGGCCAAGGCGCACTCGGCCCGAACCAGTTCGACGTGAACTTCGGCGGCCCAAGCACAGCCGGAGACCTGATCCGCCAATCGCCTGCGGAGCGCGCACAGATCGACGCAGCCATCCGAAACCGAAACATCGAGGAAGCGCAGCGCGCCATGGACGAACTAGTCCAGACGGGCCGCGAGTTCGGCGCGACCATCGGCGACGCATTCTTCAACGTGGCCAGCGGCACGCAGAGCGCACGCCAGGCACTTGCCTCGCTCGTCCTCGACTTTAGTCGAGCAGCATCGCGGCAGACGTTCGCGAACATCTTCGGGGCTGCATCGGCTGGGTTCGGCAAGACCGGCGCCCAGGTGGCAGCAGACACGCCGCCACCAGGCGGCAGCAACATCCAACTACGCCCGCAGTAATGGCATTCCACGACGTATCCCTGCCAAGCGGCATCCAATACCAGAGCGTGGCAGGCGCCGGGTTTCAGACCATCGTGCAGGAGTCCGCGAGCGGCCACGAGTATCGCATTGCTCGCCAGGCGCAAGGGCGCCATCGGTTCACCATCCGCAAGGAGTTGCAGACCGAGGCAGAGGCCAAGGCGCTCAAGGCGTTCGCGCTCGGCCGCCGTGGTTCGCTACACAGCTTCCGGCTCAAGGACTGGAGCGACTACACCACCGCCGAGGATGGCACCAGCGCGCCGAGCAACGCAGACCAGATCATCGGCATCGGCGACGGGACCACGACCACATTCCAGCTGCTCAAGCTCTACGATGCTTCTGGCGACGCGCCATACCCGCGAGTGCTGACGCTTCCTGTTGACGGGACCGTGGTAGCCGCGCTCACCGGTGTGGCAACGACGAGCTTTACGGTGACCGGAGACGGCCAGGTTGTCTTCGCTGTCGCGCCGATCCTCAACGCAGTGATTACGGCTGGCTGCGAGTTCGATGTGCCCGTGCGCTTCACAAAGGCGTTTGACGAGTGGGCATCCATGCAAGCCGATGCCTTCCAGACGTGGAGTTTCCCTGACATGGGCTGCATCGAGGTGCTGTCTGAGGTCGAGACGCCCGAGCGTTGGAACGCTGGCGGAGGTCGATACTGGCTAGACGCTGGCCAGGACGTTGCGCTAACGATGAACGATGGTCGACTGCACACCATCGCAGCAACGACAACGATCAGCGCATTTCTGCCATCTGTTGCCCGAATCCCGAGCGGACACATCTTCACGGTTAACGTGCCGGCTGGCGCCGCTGGGACAGTCCAGATCCGTGACGAGCTAGGCGTCGCCATTGGCTCCCCGATCGCAGCGGGCGCGTCCAACTTCGTCGGCCTTGTGCGCAGTTCGACTACCAGCACATGGGTGGTCTACTGATGGCGCGCACCGCGATGGATGAGCACTTCGGTGGCGCAGTCGACCTGGTCCCGGTCTCTGACTACAACCTGCCGCTGCCGTCCGGCGTGCCTGGCGCAGTGCGTATGCACATCCTGCGGCCAGGAGTATCCGGGCTGAATGTTGTTCTGCCCATCGCGGCGCTGTGTCCGCAAGCAGTCGGCGGAGAGCCGACGTTCACGATCATCAACTTCGGTGCGCACGCGCTGACGCTCAAGGACGTGCTTGGTTCGACCGTGACGACGATCGCGGTGGACGAGGCGTTGCAGGTAATCCTGCAAGACAGCGGCACCGTGCAGGGCATCTGGATCTACCGCAAGACTGCTGGTGCAGTGGAGTCCGGTGCTGGCATCCCGAACGTCGGCGAGCCGTTCGTTATCAGCTTACAGTCTGGCACAAACGTAAGCATCCGCGAGTTGTGCAACCAACAGGGATACACCGGCATTGGCCCGGCGAATGTCACTGCCGGGCTGTTCGTCTCTCCTGGGTCAAGCATTGCGCTCATCGGATCGACATCGACCAGCGAATACGCGCTCAGCACTGGCGTTTTCCCTGCCGGATCGACACTCCAACTCAATATTGGCGTAGGCGCGTTCATCTGTGGGAAGGGTGG